ACTGCAACAGCCAAACCCACGTTGAATGGGTTGCCGTAGGTATTGAGCGGGGCTACTGGTGAGTAAACGGGAGTTGCCCCATTTGCGGTAACGTAAAGTTTTACGGGCCTTGCCATAATTTATCTCCTATGAAGAGGGGGCCGAAGCCCCCGAGACTAATTAGGCAATGCGCGTAAACGCGTATGCTGTGGCACTGGAGAACATAATCCTGAAGCAAGCCAGCCCCGTAACACCCGATGGCACTGTCAAAAGACCCGCACTGGCGCTAACCGCAGCAGCAAGAGCAGAAAGAATACCGTTGGTAGCAACAGCAATCGTCACCGTATTTGCGCCAGCGGTGTTGTCAATGTACAGGTCAAGCACAGTCCCAGCGGTAGCACTAAGTTGAGTGCCCAGCAGGGTTCCGGTAGGCAACGTGATAGTTGTCGCTGCGGCGGAAGTGGACGTAATGTAGCCGGTTGCTACTTGGGCGGCGGTGGCCGTAGCCGTTGAATTGATTGCAGCGGTTGTTGGGTGGTTTTGGTTGGTGAACACCAAATTCGTAGTCGTTGTGGTGGTGGCTGCCAACGTCGTCACGCTAGTGGCGGCGCCAAACGTGGCTGTGGTGGTTACCGCGCCGGTAGTTGCGTCAACAGAAATGTTCTGGAACCCGTTTTGCGAGCGTACGGGGCCGCTAAATGTGCTGTTTGCCATGATATATCCTCATTTACGGCTTGCTGTCTTGAGGGGAGTCTGCCAAGTCAGTCAACAAACCAAGTAGTCTTGGTATTAGGGTTGTACCACAAGTTTTTCTCTTGTGCAAATAAAAAGGGAGCCGAAGCTCCCTTTTTACTACTACCTACGATCAGGTCGAACCGGGGGAGCCAAAGACGCCCAGAGGATCAGACCAGCCGAACGAATAACGCTCGCGGGACTTGTAGCGGACATTGCCCGTATCAAAGTCACCGTCCATCGAATTCGACAGAGGCGTGCGCTCGAAGTGCTTCAGACCGTTTGGAACGTCCGTGGTCAGGAACCAGCCGTTCGTGTCGGTCAAGAAGTGGTTAACGGTATAGCCTTCTGGGATCGAACCGTTGTTCTTCAGCGCGTTGATATCGTTGTCGGTAGTGCCAACACGGAGGCTGGTTTCCAACAGACGGGTAGCAACGAACATCAGAGCGGGAGGGATCACCAGCTTGCGTGGCTTGGCAGCAATTAGCAGACCACGCTCATCGGTCCATGCAGCGATTTGAATCACAGCATTTTCCAGCGAGGTTTCGTTCAGGTCAGCATTGGTCGAAGGACGGTTGCTGTTAGTGCCACCGGACACCAGAGGGTGAGCAGTGCTGAACAGAGCTTGACCATCGCCACCAATGTAAGCGGAATTAAAGCCGTTGTTGATAACAGCAGCAGCCTTAACTTGCTTGGTGTAAGCCATAGCGCGAGCAAGAGCCTTGGTATAACGAGCCGAGAGGCTGTCATACAGGTTATCTTCCACAGCTTCTTCCGTGATGGAGAAGCCCAGAGCGATGGTTTCGTGGTTGTAACGAGCGGTGAAAGCTTCCTGTCCGTTGTCGTACTGGATTGCTTGACCTTCGTTCTTCACCGGAGCGGCAGAGAAGCCAGACAGTTTGGTTTCTTCTTCAAAAGAACGCTCAGACTTTTCAGTCGTATACAGTTCTTTGTGCTCTTCGCCGTAGCGAGCATACTCAAGACCAAACAGGGCATTGAGACCGGGGAGCAACTCTTTGAGTAGCTGGGCACGAGAAATAGCCATGTGATATTACTCCTTAGATTGCTACAGCAACTTGGTAGGCGTGGTAACCGAAGTTCCACTTAACCAGCACTTCTTGGTAGCCACTGAACGTCAGTGTGCCGCCGCTGATAGCAGCGGACGTATTGGTAGACAGCGTTACAGAAGTGCCAGAAACTGTGTCAACAGTAGTACCAGTAGCGATGCCCGTACCAGTAACCAGCATACCAGTAACGATAAGCGAGTTAGCAGCCGTCAACGTAAGCGCAGTAGATGCGCTCGATGCCGAGCCAACCGAAGTCGTAGTGATCTGCGTCTCTGGAACAAAGCCAACAATACGGAACGGAGCGGTTGTGGTGCGACGAATGTTGCCCGAAGCCAGCATCAGGCCCACATTCGAGTTACCGAATGCATTGCCAGTACCAGCGCCCGTGTTTGCCGTAGCAGTAGCCATCGAGGTCAGGTTAGTACCGAAAGCCGTCGAAGGGGCTGCGCCGATAACAGGAGTTGCGCTTGAGTTGTAGGTAATCATCGCTGCCTTCATGATTACATCGTAATCATCGCAGACATACGCGACTGCGTCAGCAGCAACCGTCGAAGCAGCCCAGTTTTGGTAGCGGTTCTTGCCATACAGCGGGCCAGTACCAACAACGGTAGAAGTGCTGCCGGGGGTGTACTCGCAACCAAGGAAGATACCAATAGTTCCGCCCGTTTCAGCCGCAGCCGAGTTGTAAGCAAGACCAGACGTAATCAACGTACCAGTAGAAGTGAGCTTGACCGGATCGCCAAAGTACAGCGAAGTACCGTAGCCAGAGGCGATAGGGACCATGCGGGTAGAGCCCGCAAAGACCTGTCCGCCGATCAAATTCTGCGGAAGTAGCCCGTAAGGGCCGTTAATAGTGGGATAAGCCATTTAAGACTCCTTTATTTAGTACCTGAACCAAAACCCGCACCGCGAGTCACATTGGACTTGCGTTCCGCAAACAGCGGCATACGGGGATCATTTTGACGAAGGAAATTGTTATCAACAGCTTCTGATTGTGCTTTATTTGCGTTGTCATAGTATTCAGACATCGCAGCAAGTTTAGCTTCGGGCATCTTACACAGCATCAGGCCACCAATCTCAACATTACCAGACGGGGTAGCAGAGAGCATCAACTCAGGATGATCTTCCGACCTGACTGGTTCCCAGCCGTCACGCCGTTTGCGTGAGACATTGGTTGGATCAGCTTGACCAAGAATGTGCGTTGCAACCCAACGGAACGCCCATCCGGGCTCTGGAGTTGGATCGGGCAAGGCGCTCGAAGGTTTGTATACGTAGCGCGTTTGTTTTTCGCGGGTCTCAAGTTCACGGGGGGTGCGAGTTTCAGCCATTTTGTTTCTCCAATTTTGCGACTTCGATAGCGTACTGTTGAGGGGTCAGACCGTATTTCTTTGCTAAAGCAATTTGCGTAGTAGTAAGAGTTACCTTCTTTGGACCCGTCGAACGTGTTGCAGATGCGACTACCGATGCTGGCTTGGAAGACTTACCCTTTCCGAACACCTCAGGGAAAGTCGAGTGCAACCTCGAATCAATCTTGCTGAAATACTCATCGCTGGTTGGGTCCACGCCCGTGTTCACTAGCTTTTGATGCAGCCCTAGTGAGAAGCTGGTAAGTTCCTCGTATCCCGGACTTCCAAACCACTGGTTTTTGTGCAGCCAGCGCTGAGTCTTTTGATCTGGTTGAGTTGGTTGGGATACCGATTGACGAGGTTGTACCTCAGTTTCGTCTATCTGTAAAGCGGCTGGATTAAATTTCTTTGCTTCTTCCAGTTTCCACTTTGCATCAGTGAGGGCTTCTTGGGCTGCAATGATGGCGTCAGTATCGAAAGCTTCTTGTGCTTCCTTGTACTGTTTACGGGCCATTGCCAACTCAGCTTCTGCCGCCGACTTGATAGTCGAGACGTAATGCTGCGTGCCGTCATTCACATACTTCTTGAGGTTCTTGTTCTCATCGATGAGATGCTGTGCAAGCTTTTCAAGCTCCTCACGTTCACGTTGAACTGATTCCTTAGCCCGACGCTCATCATGTCGCGCATGAGTCAACTCCTTGATACGGTTCTTGACCTTATCCGAGTAGTTTTCAATTTCTTCATCCGTAGGATCTTCGACTTCCCGATCAAGGGGCTTGCGGCCACGGTCTTGTTCGGGGGTGTCGTCGATTACTTCAATCTCTACGTCACCATCGGTGACTTCGATCTCGATGTTCTCGTCTTCTTTTTCGTGGGGAAACTTGAATGCTTCAGGCATGATTACTCCTATACGTGTGTGATACCGCGCGGGTCTTGAACAACGCCTTCGATTTGGTCGTCGTTAATAAGCCGCATTTCTTTGCCAAACATTTTGAAACGTGTACCTGTGTAGGTGCGAACCATCACGAAGTCACCAGCTTTACACCAAGGCCCGTTGGGGAACTTATTGGTGT